TTAGGTTGCATGCTTTGTCCATTGAGCTTCTCACCCATAGCTAAACGCTTGTGGTAAGGCACATTGATGCTCTTTTGTTCTTGATCAGATGTTGACATTTGGAACTCCTTGAGGTTGTGGCATACCTTGTGGCATACCTTGTGGTGGCATCTCTGCCGTTGGTGCGCCCATTGTAGGCGCGGGTTCGGGTAATTGCCCAGTGGCAATATCTGTAATTGTTTGATGGGTCAGCTTGGCATTCTCGATGGCAATCTTTGTCTTGTTGTCTTCGAGGTGCTTTTGCATATCCATCTGCAATTTTTGCGTGTCCAGTTGCAAACGTGCTTGATCGTCGGCTGTCTTGCGCTGAGTCTCCGCCATGTTTGTGTCTTTGACCACTTGTGCGTCTGGCGGCAACATTTGCTTTTGTGACTGTTGGCGCTTCTGAGCTTGCTGAATAAGAGCTTGGAACGCTGGAGCAAACTGCTCGAACACTTCCTTTGTATCCATACCAACGTGAGCACCAACTGCCGTGTAAAGCTGGTCAATAGTGCCTGTCAACAATGGATCGTCGTAGTTGTCCACTGGCTTACCACCACGGGACTGCGCCACATAACCGTTAGAGCGGTTCAAGTACCACAACGTCATGTGTTGCTTGATGTGCTCAATCAAGTTGTTCAGATAGCTTGGATCTGCAAATGGTGACTGACCCAAGAATGGGTTCATGCCAAACTGCAAGTGATCCTGAATGTGAGCAATGTGATCCTGTTGCATGTACGCATACGCAGGCTGACCAATCAACATAGCCGCATTCTCATCAGCAGAAGTACGCTGTTCAGGTGCAGGAACATCCTTCATCAACTCATTGATGTTGGGGATCTTCATCTGCTTGAGCGAACGAGCCAACACCTTGTTCATGTTGAACTGGTCAGGATGTTTATCCGCCAATGACAACACAGCTTGCATCTGAGCCATACGCTGAGTCTCAGAGAAGATGTGCGGATCAGAAACAGGGATCACGTCCGTGTTCTTTTGGAAGTCTTCACGGCTGATCTCTAGATCTGCAACCACGTCAGACTTGCGCATCTCATCAAAGTGCCAACGGTTTAGACGGCACAAGATCTTCAGCACACGAGCTTGTGACTCATGCAGACGTGCATGAATAGACGAGAACACCGCCGCACCTTGCTCAATCAATGCTTGAGTAGTGCCTACAGGGGCATTAGCGTTCACGTCAGCGATTTTTTCCTCTGAGGTGGACACTACCCCCTTTGCCGCTGTATCTAACCATCCTAGAAGCCTAAACAAGACCTCCGACGGTGGGTTGAACGGCATAGGCATAGCGATCTGGCGAATGTCTTGGACGCCCGGTGCTCCCTCAATCTCCACAATCTGCGTCACATCCACTTGTTGGGACTGACCAGACATCTTCGCTCCCTTGAGCTTTAGCATGGTCGCCGCATTGTTGATATGGGCAGAGTCCAATAAAGCGCGTAGAGAGCCTGTAAGAGCCGCTGACAAGCCTCCTATGAGGTGTGGCAGACCAATAGCGTAGGCACCACGCCAAGGAATGAACTTGAACTCCACGATCCAATCGAGCTTGGTCATCGTCTCGTCTTGCTCTTCCCAGTTACGGTACAGACCAATGACTTCGTTGTCCAACTCGTCAATCATCAAAATGTACGGAGCCATCTCACCCTTGGTGTACTTGTCTTCTTCTAACTCCAAGTAGGTGTAGATGTGGTAGACGTTACGCAGTCCGTCGTCGTTGTCTTCCCACTTCTTACCTTCAATTTTGTCGTTAGCTTTTTGCGCTCTTGTGATCTCAGGTTCCATTGTGGAAGAGATCATGTCGATGTTGCGGTACATACCGCTGGCTACTCGACGATTGAATTCCCACGCAGTGATCTCATGCACCTCAGCGGCGCGTTGTGCTGTGTAGAAGTTACTCGCGGCAAACGGCAGAATGATCCTGTCGATTGGAACAAACTCCACGCAAGGTCGCTTCTTCTGCTCGTCAAACCAAATCTTGAAATACTGTGAGCCACCCAAAGGTAACTGAGTCAGCAACTGCTCTTGCTCATCCCTGAACTCTTCAATCTGCTCAGTGATCTGCCAGTTCAGGTAGTCACGCTTACGCTCTGCCTTCTCAGCTTTGATGTCGTCCATCTTGCCCAGCACCTTAGTGCGAACGGGGCCATCTGGTGGAAACATCTCTTTGATAGCTTTGGCGGCAAAGTCAACACAGCCTTCAGCCATAGCAGGGTGTACAACCTTGGATGCACCCATGAACGTTGCACCACCGGGCGCATCATTGCCCATACCCGTGCGCTTGATACCCTCTTCGTACTGCTTATCGCGTTGTTCACGCGCTGACTTGTCCGTCTTGAGCAAGTCACTGTACCGCATCGCCAACTTGCCAAGGTCATACTCGTCGTATGACTCCGACATGTTGGAGTAGAAGTCTGGGTTCTCTTCAGGGCCGTCATTGGGCATCGTGACTACTGCCGAACCATCAGGCATTTCTTCAATGTCGGACAGATCCTCAGGCAGATCTACATCAGCACTGCCGTCTTCATTCTCAGTGATCATGGGATCTTGGATTGGGTCAAGTTCGTCCATCATTTGGCTTTCTTGTTACGTGTCAGTTCAAGCAACATGGTGTCCATGTCTTTGTTCATTGTAACTTTACGTTTGTGATCCGACAAACTGTGCTTTGCAACTGGTTCATAGTCTTCACCACGCATAGCCAAGTGACGTTGGGCAACCACGTTCTGCTCAGGGAATGCATGGAAGTCGTCGTCGCTAAAGCCAATGTGACGACCACCTACTGTCCCACCCATTGCGTAAGCTTTTGGCTTGGGATGGAACTTGATCACCTCTGGTGCGGCGTACTCTTTGCCTTTTGCTTTGGCTTGATCTTCAGGCTTGTCGATCTCGTACTCACCATTGTTCTTTAAAGCATGTTCAATGTGACTTTCATTGACATTGTGAGTGAACTTTGTTTGGTGACCAATGTTACTGGTTGACTCAGTAGGTGTAGTCATCAAAATATGACCAGCGTCTTTGCCGTTTTTAGTCTTGTATCGATTTTTTGGCAAGAACGCTGTGTCCATGAAGCGCGAATCGGTTGGAATAATGTGCGGCGTACCGTCATCATTTTTACCAACTTGAACCAATCGTGGGTGCAAAACGTGTTGCTTCTGGTAGTCGTAACGCAAACCTTCGTGCGTAGTGTGACCATAGTGGGCTTTGTCTGGAGTCGTAGGTTTTCCATTACCTCCAAAGTGACCTTCTGGGCCTTCCTCACGCTCTTCGTGGCTTAAATCCTTCTCAGGACGTCCTGTCGTCCAATACTTGGCATGGGTGATTGCACCCTCCATCTTCTTAGCCATTGGTGAGCCACGCTTAACGTCCGTCACCATGTACGAACCCTTGGGCGGTGTCTTGTGACCTTGCTCGTTCTTAAAGTCGCCTTGGTTGTCAGCCGCCATTACGGTGTTACGTACACGCGCTTTGTCGCGCCCAATGTTTTCGGTAACTTCTCTACCATTTTTTACTTTAGGGCCAACGTTTGAATGCGTTATGTGGTAGCCATTCTCAGGGTCATGCAACTCATTGGTCTTACCGTATGAGTTGGCAATGATCGGTGGCTTGTCATCCATCTTGCGTTGTTCATTCAAATGCCGAATGACGTGACGCGAAGACAAATCAGTCTCATCTACAACGTTAGGACGGAACAACATGCGCTTGTTTTGTTTGTCTGCTTTATTTGCGGCACTACGCATCGATCCAGTGTGAGCAATGACCCAGTCTTTGGTCATCGCTGGATCGTGCTTGGCAATCGCGTGACCAGCACGACGACTTACAGCGGCGGCGTATTGCGACTCAGCATTAGGGGCAAAACATGAACCTTTTTTGGTGTCTACGATACCTTCGGCATTCATACCACCACCACAGCCCTCAGTTTGACCGGGGCAGGTGTTAATCACCTTGTAGTCCATGTTTTTGCCGTGACCCTTGGGGTACAGCGCGTGACCAGCAATACCTTTAGAAGCATACCCAACGTGTGAGCGACCTTCTTCGTCGTGCTCATGCTCCACGGTATCTAACTTCTCTGACTCGTCCAATGTGTCTCTGTTGTGCTTAATAAACTTTGCCGCACGGATTCTGTTTAAAGCTTCTCTCTCCGCACTTTTTTGCTCTTTGAGAGGTTTTGCAAAGTGCTCTTCCAACGTTTGCTTGTGAATTTTTGCCATTTGACCAAGGTTCAAAGGGTCGCGGTGATCTTCACCATAGACCTTTGCTCGTGCATTCATCATGTTTTTTAACCCTTCAGCGCTTGCTTTAGGGTTGCCTTCAATTAAATGCTTAGGCACCACGATGCCTTTGACTCCACCAGCGCCGGGAGCCGCCACCGTAACTCGCTTCTCCATAGATGGATCTTTTTTAGCGGCTAACTCGGCTTTCATCTCTTCCACTGACTTAGCACTACCACCCTTAGCTAAACCCTGTGGCTTCATAGCCGACATAGCTTGTCCTTGGGGGGTCATGTTCAAGATGTTGCTTGCGCCTTGTGGTGGTGGCGCTCCGTCCATTTTAGGCAAACCGTCCAAAGGTGGTTTGTCATTCATAGGCACCTGATCCATGCCGGGTTGCTGACCCGGTTGGCTGGGCATCAACTGGTGACCCGGCTGTTGTTTGCTCATGTCAATCCCACCAACAGGAAGATCCCCTTGAGACGTGTCTATACCGCCTACAGGCATCTGTCCATTGTCTGGGCGACCCACGGTAGGTACATACGCTTTGATGCCCAAGCTAGGGGCTTCATTCGCTCCAATGGATTGCAACTGAGACAGCCCTTTGAATTTGTTCATCATCTGGGCTTTAATTTGTTCGATAGGTAACACAGCGCCTCCTTCGGCTTTATGGACAACACCACCACGCATGTATTGTGGCATTCCTTCTTTCAGAATGCTCGTGCGCATCTTGTCGTTGATGGGAAAATAGTGCAAATGATGGTCTGCTTCTTGAGCAATTTTTCTGTTTTCATCAAGGGTTAAATTAGCCATTGGAACACCAGCTAACCCCAATCGTTCAGAAGCATCACCATAATCTTCAGGCTGACCCGTAATGCGGTGAGCATGTGGAATCATTTGAGTGTCAAACTGTTTTCCAAACTTGTTTAAGAACTCAGGGATCTTCTTGTCGTAGTGAACCTTCAATCCCTCGTCACCCCAGCGCCTTGCCTGTTCGTAACCGGGCGTCATGACAATACCTTGATACCCGTTCTTTGCCGCATGATGTAGGACGTGCTTCATGCCCAGTTCATGCCATGACTTCTTGAACGGTGCCTGAGGTACGCCAGAATTCTTTGGCTCTGGTGGTGGATCAGCTTCAGACAGTGCAGTGAGCTTCCTAAGTGTCTCAATTTCTCTTCCCTGCAACAACGCAGAATCAGGAGAGTTGGGATCAGTAATACTACGCAACTGTTCTTTGATGGCTTTGTACTCATCACTCAGACGTTTGCTCTCAGACTTGATGCGAGCATCGTGCTCTTGTCGAACGCGCTGGCGCTCTAACTCCATCTCGTCTTGGCTCTTTTGGTATCCGTGCTTGCGACCTTGTTGGTGCCAGTCAGACTGCAACTCTTCCAAGTGCAATAGCTTCTCACCGTTCGGGCCTTCACGGTCGCTCATGCGAACGTGTGCCAATGTGTTGGGGTGTTGAAGCCAATGACCAGAGTTGTACGGCTTAGAAGCTTTTCTTCTAGCTTGCAGTGCAAGCATCTCTTGCTTTTCTTCTGGTTGCAGTTGTCCACGACGCGCTTCAGCTTCAAGCGTCAACATGCGTACCATGTCTTGTGCTTTAAAGTCTTCTGGAAGCTTTAGAAGCATCTCACGGTAGTTCTCACCGCCGGGGATCTGGTACTTCTCATACTTAGCGGCGTTATCGTTTACCCAGTTCTTAACGTGATTTCTTTGCTCAGGGCTTAAATTGTCGTAGTCATCACCGTAGTAGTCGTTTGCTCGCTCGTCACGCGCCTCAAACCTGTCACCCAAGTCTTGCAACATGTGCTCTTTGAGCGGTGGCAATGAATGCTGGCGCAGGTGCTTCAAGAACTCCAGCTTGGTCATCTTTCCCTCAGGGATAGGGATCTTGCGGTCAGCGACCTCCTCTGGCTTGAAGCCGGGGCGCTTGGAGATCTCCGCCATGAACTCAGCACCAGTACCCTTGTTGCGTGGGACGTCAATCGCCATACGCTCCAACGGAGAATACATGCCATGACGCATCTTCTTAGCCAATGCTTCACGCATCTGCTCTGGAGTCGGCTCCACCTTGCCACCTTCGGCTTTGTAGTTCACATACTCTTCTGCTTTGAATTCGTCAGGGGCAATACAGCCATTGACCATGCCACCTTGAGCAAAACCAAACGTCTTCTTTGCAAACGGTTCAGTGCGCGGTAGGTCAGCCATCCCAGCCTTCTTGTTGATGCGATCCACCTCAGCGTCAGACAGCACCTTGTTGACCTTCATAGATCCACCGATCAACCAATTGCCCGTCATGTTGGGGTTGGTCTTGTATCGATAGTGTCCACCCTTAGGGATCTGATCTGTGATGTGCGCCTTCACTGGGACAAACTTACCCTGAGCATTGGTGCCACGCTTGGTAGCCTCAGACTGCCAGTCCACGTCATTGGGCATCTCCACCTCAGCCCATGCATGGTTAGCTGGGCGACGATCTGGTGCGGTCTTTGATGGGTCGGACTTCTCACCAATATGGGTAGCGATGGGTAGGTCACCTGCATGCCAGCCGGGTCGATAGGCAAGGTCGCCAATCTTTGACTTGACCTTGTTGCCCTTCATCTCCCCCTCTTTAGCGTCCACCCACTTGTTCATCTCAACTGGGGTGTTGGCGTCTACGAAGAGGGGGAACAGTTTGCCGGGGTGATCCTTATGCACACGGAACAGCTTGTACGCCTTGACGGTGCTCTTGGGTTCTTTGGCTACTGATCCACCCTTTGCTTTGTTCTGTGGCTTCTCTTTTTCTTTGTACATACGTGCCAACTCCATTAGGTCATTGGCACTTAACGCGGCGTTTGTTGGAGCTTTGTCAATCACTGCGTCTTTAAACCGCTCAGGCAACCTCTTTAGCGCCTGAGTTGCAATCTCTTCTGGTGCTCGCGGGACATAGGGTGCTGGTGGTGGCAACGTGTACGTGTACGGCTCGTCAAACCTTCTTTTGTTTGGGACGCGAATGCCCCAGCCAATAGGTTGGTTGATCAACTGCTTGGTTTGCTTCTCTGGTGCAAATATAGCCTTGGCTGTCTTAGCCGCTGAACTCAAGCCACGCGCAATTGGTGCGGCAAACGACTCAGGGTAGCTACCCTCAAGCCCTTGTTGCTTTTCCAAGTGCTCACGGTATCGTGGGTTCGACATGTCGCGCTCTTCGAGAACACTGAAGTAGTCGTCCTTCGATCCCTTGTTTGCCAGTGCTAGGCGCATTTCATCTACTGTAGGTTCCACCGATCCGCCTCCTGCTTTGTGTATCACCTGACGCGACACGATGCCATGACCAACGTCGCGCTCCTCCTCGTACCGCACAGGATCGTGCATAGGGTACAAATGCTTGGTCGGTGTGTTGATGTCAAACCGTGATCCCTTGGGGACTCTGTGCTCGTCCTCCATCGCACGGAACTGCCTCTGGTTGACCACCTTGGGTTCACCCACCGTCACCTCACCAATAGCCTTAGCCTTGCCTTCACCAGTGCGGACAATTGCCACGCGCTTACCAACGTAGGGGCGCAGTGTGTCGCTGTTGCGTGACTCAAGTGTCTTATGCCCATCGACAATCATGTCAGCGAACCTCAGCCCTGCCTTGGTATCGCTCGCTACATTGATGCCCATAGGGGGCTTGCTTGGGGTCATGGAATGTCCTTCATGAGTGCCACGTATTATGCCTTCACCATCATGGCACGTCCACAACTTATGCGTTGTAAGTTTAATGTCAGGTGGAGTAAGTTCCACTTGGGTGAGTGGAGTAAGTTCCACTTAGACTGCATATGGGTTCACCTTGCCTTGTGCTCGCTTGTTGTATTCGTCGGCATCATAGATGTCGTCCTCGTCGTAATCCTCGCGTGGTGGGGCGTCTATGCTGATCCAACCAGCGTCTCGCAAGTACCGCAAGCCTTGGCTGATGCAGTCAACGAACTCGTCATGCACCGTACCCTCAGGGAAGCTACAGATCTGGCTGACCATCCCTTCAGCCCAGTCCCTTACGAATCCCTTGCGCTGACCGCTCTCAGGCACCCACACACGCCCTGCGCGGATGATGTTGGACACAATGCTTAGGCGCTGGGTTTTATCCGCTCTGCCGGGGTTATAGCCAATCACAGGTAGGTGCGCACGTTGCAAGTCTTGGATTAGGGATATGCCGGCGGCTTTGTCCTCCACCAGCAGTAGGTCAACCCTCTTCTTCTCTTTGCCCTCACCGTACACCGACTCGAACTCGTCAATGATCTTGGGGCGCAGATCTGGGTACGTCAGCTTCTCTTGCCAACAGTCGATCACCATCACGCACATACCGCCGTCCATTGGCTTGAACGCACCCAAGGTAATGCACCCAGTAGGATCGTTGGCGGCTCCATCCTTATAGCCACAGTCGTAGCTCTGGATGATGAACTCGAACTTGGGAAACGGCTTGTTGTTGGGCCATAGCTTGAACCACTCACGTTGGACGATACCGCCCTCCTCAGGGTCAATGATCTCAGCGTGGATTTCTTGCCGACCTAAGTTTGTACCTTCGTATTGCAAGATCTGCTTCTGAAACGATGGCGCCAAATTCTTCATGTTGCTATACGTGCTGGCGCGTGTGATCACCACGTCGTCACCCTCGCGCTCAATCAACTCCATGATGACCTCTTTGGGCTTTGGAGTCGTGGAGCATATGAGCTTAGTCCTCTGTCCTAGTCGAATGCCGAACTGGATCATGTCCCATGACTCTCTGAGGTACTCCCACGCCGCTAGCTCATCTAGCCACCCACCGTGGAACTGTGGCCCCCTGAAGCGTTCTGGCTCCGACGCAGGGATACCCTTGATGAAGCTCCCATTGATCAGGTGGATCTCATGCAGACTGGAGTTGTACTTGGCTATCAATGCAGGCGGTATCACCGACATCAGTCCTGAATCGCCTTCATAACAAACCCCTTTCAGGTCTGAACTAGTTGGAGCCGACACCAACCATCGTGTGTTGGGTTGCTCCCATGCCCATGCCGCCAAAGTTTCAGCGGACGCCCGAGTTTTACCCGCGCCCCGGCCTGCCAGCATCAACCATACATTCCACCAGTCACCCACTGGCTCCAGTTGGTGCTTATGCGCTTGTACAGCGTTCCACTTCAACTGCCAGTTGACTACCACCTGCTCTATGGGGTGAAGGTCTGCATATTCCTTCTGGATACTGGGATCAGCCAGTACTGCATCCAATGCGCTCATTCGGCTTGGCGCGACATCTTGATTGACTTGAGCAACTCACCGAACACGTTCACGTTGTGCTCGATCACCAGTGGCTTGTTATCGTCACCCACATGCTCTTGACGCGCCAGCTTGGGTATGTGGTACTCCACCACCGACTGGAACATGTCAAACGCTTTAGCTGGGTTTGGTGGGATCACATACTCATAGTCAACCACCTCACCAGTGTCGTCCACCACTGGCTTCTTCACACCCTCAGCAACTTGGTCGAGCCATCCAGTGAGCCTGTGAGCGTTTCCATCAACAAATGAGGCTATGGCTTGCCTTGCCTCCGTTGTCGCCTTGTTGGGGCTTCCTAGTGGTCTTCCTGCACCCTTGTTAGCTGTTGCCATAGTCATCTCCAATAAATTCGAATTGTTTATTGTCTATGTTAGCAATCACTAACGTATTCAGTGTGTTCTGCATATATGTCCTTTCACGCAATTGTTTCAGCGCATAGGACGTGAGTTTAACCTGAAGTTTATTTCTTTGTGAAGTCTTTACCTGCTTTGTATCCTTTGTTGTATTCCTGATTTAGTCTGTATTGGAATACTGTGCTGATGTTCTCCATGAAGACCATTGCACTTGCGTCGGCGTTACCCTCAAATGTCATGTATGCGCCATTGAAATCCATCACGCCGATTTCTTCGCCGTCTTGGTTGTAGAACGACATCTTGCTGTTGTGCTTTGGGAATTTGAAGCCAGTCTCTTTACCTTGTGCGCTCATGATGTCCTCACTCAGGTGAACTGTTCAAGATGCGGTGCTCTGCCCATCGCTTGTAGCTCTTGAGTTCTTTGTTCTCAGCTTCTAGGCGCTCTACCTTGCTCTGCATGCTCTTGAGGCGGCTCATCGCTTGGTCGATCCAGTCCTTCACCTCCATTGGCATGCTGAACTCTTGTTCACGCTTCACCACCTTTTTTGGTGGAACATACTCCAGTACCAATTTCTTGGCTGGAGTCTTTGCCGCCTTCTTTGGCGCGGCTTTCGCCGCTACCTTCTTTGCTGTTGCCATTAGTGTCCCTTTGAGAGTTTGAATTGGCGCTCACGGATGGCATCGATCTCCGCCCACAACTTGATGTAGTAGGGATCGTCCGTAGGCAGGTGATTGTTCAACTGCAGTGTAGTGTGGCAGTCCTGCAATGCGCGTAAGCACATGTTGGAGTCGTACTCCCTGAATTTGTTCACGCAAGTCTCGCGAAGTTGTCCGTAGTTCATGCTGTTGCTCCCTTCAAGAAACTGCGCACAATGTCCATGTGGCGCTCTGATACCGACCACTCGTTGGCGTTGCCGCCGTCCAAGCACAGACCACCTTCTGCGCGTCCCCACTGGTCTTCGCCCAAAATGGTGCTCACGTAATAACGTGAAACGAACTGACCAAACTCCGTGTGGGGATAACGAGAGTCGTAAAACTCCACCATTGGTTTGTCACTGTCGTGAGTGAGGCAAAAGTCGCGACCGTACTTGTCGCCCTTGTTCACTACGCGAACGTTGAATTTGTCTACTGTAATCATGGTAATTTCCTTTTTAATAAACCTGCTAAATTTGCAGTAACGTAATTCTAACACCAAATTAAAGGAGTTGGGAACTAGGGACTTTCCCTAATACCTTTTTTAATGGGCTTTTGCCTTGTCTAGCTGTGGATCAATGAATGCCTTGAGCGACTCCACCATGTCTTCCCCATTCTCAAAATGCAAAATCATGGCGGTCAACACAAAGGTAACCCCCACGTCAAACCCTTGTGCGTAGATCAGATCTCTCTCTTCTGTGGTTTTCATTGCATCTGACTCGGTATGCGGTTGTAGACGGCTTTAGCGGCGTTCATGAGGGCTGTGGCTACTTCCCCCTCATCTTCCTGATTCGCAAGCTCTGCGACCAGCCTAGAGCACTCCTTGCGCTCAATCATGATGGCTCGCTTGGTAGTCTCAATTGCCACGGTCATGATCTCCGCCTTGGCTATCGCCAGCGTAGCGTCAAACTCCTTCTGGGTGTAGAACTCCACTGCGCCGGCGGTGCCTAGCAGTTGGCGAGCGAGTTGGCTTACTTCTTTGGTCATTTGAATTTCCTTACGAGTTCAATAAATTTCTCAGGTGGTGGTGGTGCCATGTGCTCGCTGGGTGGCGTCCACCCAAACTTGCGCCAGATAGCTTGCACGTCAGACCCAGACTCCCACTTGAAATCTTTGTTGGGTGTCGAGGGGTAACTGATCTTTGAATACGGTGGTAATGCAATCTTGCTCATGTTGTCTCCTTAGAATGAAAAGTCATAGTAGGACTCACGGTGACCAATGGACAAGCCACCAGTGCCGTAGATCAGACGTCCGTTCTCATTGTGATAGCACTTGCGCCATTGACCCTTCTTGTCTTTGCGGTAGTAGTAGCGGTGTCCATCCATCACAGTGGCGTACTCGTACTCTTGTGACTCACTAATCCCGTTGTTGTCAATGCGCTTCTTGCTGTCCTCGGTGACTGCAATGTAGCGCTTCTTCATGTTCACCTCAACAATGGTGCCTGCGTCGCGATCTGTCCACGACAACATGGTAACGCCCATACCCACCGTTGGCTCTGGTTCGCCGATGGTCATGCGACTGTACAAGTGATTGACCAGACTGCCTGTTTGTGTTCCTGCGTTCATGCTGTCACCTCTTCTAAAAGTTTTGTCAATGCTTCCAACATAGCCTGCGCTTGCTCGCGAGTCAGGGATGTACCAACGTGGTGGTTGCGACCGTGGATCGACAGCCACACGCCACCGTTCTCCCAAGAGTCCAAAAACATATTTTGGTCACCGTTGTGTTTGATTGTGTATTCCATTTCTCTCTCCTTTGATGGGGGGCCGAAGCCCCCTGTTGGTTTAGTTGTACTTCTTGATGAATGCTTTGAGCATGCGGACTTCACCACGCGCCCACTTCTGTTGTTCTGCACCGTTTTCACCGCGCAGATCCTCAGCGTTCCAGTGTGTCTCATTTGGATCTGTGAACAAGCCCAGAACGTAACGCGCCTCGCGCAAGATCTCTTCATCTGAGTAGTCTTCAATTTTCTTTTTGTCATCAGTGGAAATGTTGTCCAAGTCATAGGCCAACTCGCTGATTGCCATAGCAGATTTGATAATTGCTCTCATACTAATCACCTCACTTGGAAGGTGTGACGCGAATGTCAGCACGGCTGGCTTTGCGGAATGTGTCAAGCACATCGTCTTGGATGCCGTAAGACACGCACAACTTTTTGTAGTCAACGGTGCCAGACACTTGCACGAGTTGCACAGTGACTGTGTGCAATTCACCTTTGTGCTCGCCTTCGCCGTACTTGTTGGCGATGGACTCTTTGAGAGCCTTGACTTGCTCTGCCAATGCTTTGGCTTGTTGGTCGAGCACGTAGAGTGCGTCGATGTCAGAAGTGATTGTGGAAATCAGAGCTTCTGTCTGGATCTGTGTAGTAACTGCTGTCATGATAATTCCCTTTTAGGTTAAACCCGCTAACGTTGCGGTGAATGAATTGTAACTCCAAGTTATAGGACTTGTGAACCCCTTTTGAAAAATATTTTCATTTATTTCTCTAGGTGTTTTCCCTAAGCCGCTTTATGGTCACGTTTAGGGCGTCCAGCTCGTCCATTTTGGCTATAGCCCAAGCACGTTTCTCCCCGTGCCAGCCCATCTTGCTCCCTTGGTGGCAGGACTTGCACAGGGCTACGCAGGTGTACTGCCTGCCCTGCTTGATATGGTGGGCGTCAGAGGGTGGTGGTTCATCGCAAACACTGCAGGGAAGCTCTTTGACCTCCTGCAAGTGCTTGCGTTCTGCCTTGTTTAAATTGTTATTCATTTATCAATTCCATTCCGTATTCGTTTATGCCTTGAGGGATTACAAGCCCATCGCGTTTGGCAAGCCTGTTTTTTTTGAATCTGTTGTAGTCAACAAAGTGGTGCCATCGATCAAACTTCCAAACCACTCTTGCGACATCTGGATGCATTTCCTCCAGCATCTGGGACTTGGGCATGGTTCCCTCGCTTGCGTAGAACGCCTCTGTGTTGCCGCCACCCATCGATTGAGTCCTAACTTTATTCTGCAAGAACGCATTGAATTGCACCGTACACATGCCATCTTTGAGCACACGCAGGGATAGGTGCGTGTCTTCGTTGTAGCGCCCCTCCCAGCGGTGTTTCAGCGTGTTCTCGATCAGCAGGCAGGAGTAGATACGGGTGTTCATTACAAACGGTGGTGGCGTGTCCTTACGCTTGGCAAACATGGAGTAGTTGAACCCAGCAATTGGCACGTTGGTGTAGCGCTCCACAAAGTCCTCCGCCGCTCTAAAAATTGCTGGTGTTTCGCACTTGATTTTCATGTTGCGGTTAAGGCGGTGAAAGCCATCGATGTTGTCGTCTAGAACCCAGTGACGAGTGGCGCCAAGAGAGATGGAGTGATCCCACGCAAAGTTCCTTGCCGCTCCGGGGCCTCTGCTCTTAGAGTCACCAAAATCATCGCACGTCACATAGGCATTGAGGTAGCTCTGGGGCAACACCACTAGCCTATGCGCATCTACGCTACTTGCGTAGTTATCAAACTCTTGCTCTTCGACCACCATACGGTACTCAGCGCCCATGCGATCAAGGGCATCGGCGGTTAGGGTCTTTTCCCACCGTCCTTTGGACACAATGTAAATTGGGTGCTTAGGCTTCATCGACATACCGTTTGTCTGCCAATGTTGCTTTGTCTTGTGCTGGATACCATACCGAGTTTGTCTTTGTGGTAACGGTCTGCCCAATAAGTTTCGCAAAAGCTTGAAGGCTTTCTACGCTGTCAAAATTCACACGCAAAGAGTAGACGGGTAGCAAGTTCTTTTGCTCGTACTCAGGCATCCCCGACCACTCCTCGCGCCACGACTCCTGCTCTCCGAAAAGAACATGTTGGTCATCATTGGGCTTTGCGTAGGGCATTTTTAACCCAGTCGATCCATAGTGCGGTTAGAAGCCTCCAGAGAGCGCCATACGTCTACGCGAGCCTGAGCCGCCACCAAGCCCCACCTGAGGGACTCTGCTTGCTCTGTTGCCTCTTCTATGGCTTTCAGGTGCTCGATGTACTCCATAGCCGCATACGCCTCGATCTCAGCGGCGGCGACCGTCTTCACTCCATTGGTCATTGCATGCTTCATGAGCATCGCCTTCTTGGACTTGCGAAACTCCTCGACGTATGCCAAATGAGCTTTCGCCTCTGCATACTTTTTGCCGTGTGTGTAAATAAAATCGACTGCGTCGTTAATGTCTTTTTCGTTCATGATTTTCCTTTTGTAAAACCGACTCGATTTTTTAGTTCATGGCATGTAATACAGCGCCACTGTGGAGCGCCCCTACTGTTCTTGCCTTTAACTTCTGCAGGGCGGAGTCGGCACACCTGACAGGTCTTTTTTTCGTTCATCGTTTCATATTCCTAATGTTCACGGCAATGCTTGCCATCGTGTCTGCTTCAAAAACTTTCATCTTTTCAAACTCTCTGGCAATTTCCTCCAAAGTGTCGTTGCGAATCTTGTCGTACACCTCGTTGTTAAGTTGAGCCGTAACCATCTGACGCTTACGCCAGCCCATTGCTTTTTCCCATACGTTCATTTCCATATCACATCCCGTAAATTGCTATCAACGTTGCGTCAGCCAAAGCTTGACCCTTACCCTTCTTGTCCAGATCCCTCCAGTGGGGGTACATCTGGATTGCTTTCACCCTTGATGCGTCTTTGTCCTGCCCAGTCAGCCTAGCGCGTGTTTTCCACATGTTTGGGGTCACCATAGTCACTGGTATCTCAAACGCGCCCAAAACGCCTTGTATGACCCCTGCTGAGTGTCCAAACGAGAACATAGACGCTACACCTTGCTTGGGCATGCTGGCGACCAACTCCACGTAGGCATGGATCTTTTCGTCACCGTACAAATGCGGACGGATAAATGCCGCCAGAGCAGAAGCATTTACCCTGTTGGCTGAACCCGTTTTCATGGTGGGCATCGCCATCCATTCGATGGGTGTTTTGTCGTCGTCAATGATGACAATGGCGCCAGATAAGCCGGGGTCGATTCCAATGCGTTTCATTTCTTTCCTTTGAGTGAAAACTGTGGGCATCGTTGCAGAATGAATCGCAACTGTTGTGTGGGGTATCCCTTTTTGTCGAGGATCGCGTTGCACTTCTTGTTGGAGTAGTGCTTGCACTCAAAGCAGATCCGCCTGTCGTCGCAACCTTCACGGTCACGGAGCTTGAGCAGACCTGCCAAGTCGTATGCCTCTTCGATGGGGCATCCATCGTCAATGAAAGCTTTTGCTCTGCGCTGAACGATCAACTCTTCGCGCTCTTGAACTTCGGTCATTTGTTTGTCTCCTTGGATGCCGCTTCAATTGCACGTTCATGCAACAAGTCATACAAGTTTGGCTCACCCCTAAAAAAAAAGTTTGCCGCAACAATAAACAACATAAAAAGCATTACGTCTTTCATGTGTTCTTCTCCTTTAGTTTGGCTTCTTGTTGCTCTTTAAGTCTTGCCATGCCCGTAACCCTTTCGGATGTCCAACCGCCATCTTTAGGCTCATAGTGCGGATAAGGCTTCTCAACCAATATCACACCTTGGCCCGATTCATAGGCTTTGACTGCTTCAGAATTCCACATTGATTTGTTCATAAGTTCTTACTCCTTAGTTTGGCTTCAATGGCTCTGGCAA